GGACGTGGAGAAGAGAACGCATGGCAGGCGCACGTAAGATTATTCACAGGTAGTGCCATCGGTGCTATCACCAGTGAAACTCGTGGCCAGAATAGCTGGGTGAACTACGGTCCATCGGGTGAACAGAACCAAACAGCGGCTGCAGAAGACACAGTGTTTGCTGACCAGAAAGTAGGACTCATGCCAGAGTGGACATGGACTGAGGGGCGTGCTGCGGATGTTGAGGCACCACGTAAAATACAAGAAGGTGACGCTGCTACTATCTCCACAGGCGAACCTGTCACATTCAACTACAGCCACAACACCGAGTCAGCCACTGGCATATTCGGCATCCCTACAGACGAGTCGGCCCCTTTTGGCAGATTCTTCGAGCCGTCAGGCAAGTTTGTGTCTATCGTCGGGGACAAATACACAAGTAAAGACCCTAAAATTGAGACAGGCCAGCTGACGTTGAACAACCCTCTTGTTGTCGATAATGACAACCTGAAGTGGAAAGAGGCACTGTCGAACAAGTACGGGGGACTGCGAGGCAAGGCACTGAGCCAAGCTGTCATTGACGCAGGATATGATGGCATCATTACTACTGAAGGTGACCGCTACATATCAGAGATAGTTGACCTTACTACGTTCGACGCAGACATTGCTCTATACCAGAACCAAGGCGTAACGAAAGGGTACTACTCACCAAGTGAGTCACTCATTCGCCTGACTGAAGCTGCAGATACGACTACGTTCCTGCACGAGTTTGCACATTTCATGTATGAGATGGAGCTGAGTGCTGCCAGAGATAACCCTGATTCTGCTAACCACATCGCCTCTATCAACAACTGGTACAAGCGCAACAGTGAAGAGGTCCTGAAAGAAGCCGCAACCTACGCACCGAATACGACTATTATCCAGCGTCACCTTGAGGCATTCCTCGACAACGGCACAGCGGGTGATAAAGAGCGTGATGATGCTATCCGTCGTGCAGTGCATGAGCAGTTTGCTCGTGGCTTCGAGAAGTACTTGATGGAAGGGGTGGCTCCTTCCGTTGAGCTACGCAATGCATTCAGAACTTTTGCACGCTGGATGCTTGAAGTTTACCGTTCAGCTAAGGGACTGTTTAACCCTAATGACATTAACCTTGATGATGGCATCCGTCAGATATATGACAGATTGCTTGCGACTGAAGAACAGATTGCTGCAGCAGAAGCTCGTGCTGAATACGCACCTATGTTCACTGACGCTGCGATGGCAGGCATGACCGACGAAGAGTTCGAGGCATACAACAAAGCCAAGGAGAAGGTCAAGGAGAAGCAGACTGAGACCTTACGTGACAAAGTTATCGCACAGCTCACCCGTCAAACTAAAGCGTGGTGGAAAGAGGAGCTGTCTGACGAAGTCGATGTCCAGACTGAAGAGATTAAAAAAGAAAAAGTATACCGTGCTCGTGAAGCGTTAAAGAATGGCGACGTCAAGATGGACCACGCTGAAGTCAAGGACATGGTTGGCGAAGACGTCACCAATAAACGTGGCATCAAGTCCCGTAGGATTCCGACTAAGCTCAACGGCATGACAGCCAAAGCTGGTGAGGGTATGCACCCTGACGAAGCAGCTGCTCTACTGGGCTACGGCTCGGGCGATGAAATGCTTGCAGACCTGATGGATGCTCCACCGATTGCTACTCGTGCGCAAGAAGCAGCTGACCGGGTCATGGCAGAACGCCATGGTGACATCCTGAATGATGGCACTATCGGCAAAGAAGCTGACGACGCTATACTCAATGCAGAGCGTGGGGCACTGATATTGCTTGAACTGAAAGCAATCAGCAAAGGTACCCGTACCCCTACGATTAACAAGGATTCGTTGAAGACTCTTGCACGAGAGAACATTGATAAGTTGAGCTTCCGGGATATCCACCCGGCCAAGTATCGCAAGGCAGAGATTAAAGCAGCGCAAGAGTCTGCCACCCTGTTAGCCAATGGTGACAGAGAGGGGGCCAAGAAAGCCAAAGCAAGACAGGCTATGAACTTCTACTTGAACAAAGCAGGAACTGAAGCCCGTAACGATACAATGCGTATCGTTGAGAGTATGGCGCGTTACAACAAGAAGACCGTGCGTGAGAACATCATGCGTGCAGAGAACGGCTACTGGGAACAGATAGTCAAGATACTTGAACGCTTCGAGTTCAGGAAAGCTGCCAGCCTTAAGATGGTTGACAAGAAGAACATCGCAATCCAAGCGTGGATGGACCAGCGAGTCGAGCAGGATGGTGATGCCCTTGTGCTGTCTCCTGAAGTCTTAGACGAGCTTTTCACTACGCACTGGAAGAATGTACCCTTTAATCAACTGAAAGGCGTTAGCGACTCTGTCAAGAACATTGAGCACGTAGCTCGGTATGCTGACAAGATTAAAGTACTGGGTGAAACTATCGAGTACAAAAAGTTAGTGCAGAAATGGGTTGACCATATTCAGAGCAATAACACCAAGGGTGACAAGTTCAAGACTCAGCGTACCGACGTGGCAGAAGGTAAGAGCTGGGGCAGAATGGCCATGGCGCAGATGACTAAGATTCCATTTCTTGCACAGTGGCTTGACGGGGGAGAGCGTGGTGGCCTGAGTTTCAACTTACTATCACAACCTCTGACCGATGCCTACGCGGAAGAAGTGAAGCTGTGGTCTGAGACAGGTGACCCAGTAATGAAGATGATTGAAAGCCGTAGTAAAGCTGACATGAAACGACATGCGCAGAAGCTGTTCATCCCTCAGTTGGTGGATGATAACAACGACGGCAACTTGTACGGCCACCAGATTATTGCAGTAGCACTGAACGTGGGTAACGCAGGTAACTTACGTAAGCTATTACTGGGTGAAGGCTGGGCGAACCCTGATGACGATGCAAGCATCACCATTAACAACCCACAATTGCAAGCAGTACTTGGTCGCATGAGTCAGTCTGACTGGGAGCTGGTGCAGAACATATGGGACCAGATGAATTTACTCTACCCTAAACTCGCTGAGGTTCACCGTAGAACGACTGGCCTGACTCCACCAAAAGTGGAAGCAGTGCCTATCACGACACCGTACGGAGAGTTCCGTGGGGGCTATTACCCAGTGAAGTACGACTCTAACAGGTCTAAGCGTGCGCAGGACCAAGAGGACAAATTGAATGCTCAAGTGGACTCATTGTTCAGTAACAGCTCAAGCATACAAGCGTCGGTATCTACGGGGGCCACCAATGAGAGAACAGGGGTCTATGGTCCTATCCGTCTTAGCCTTGACGTGGTGCCTAACCACTTCCAAGAAACTATACACTTCGTTACTCATCACGATGCTGTTCGTCAGATAAATAAACTGATTAACAATGGTGAGATAACCAAAGCGATGAGTGAGTCTCTCGGTCCTTCAGAAGTGGCGCAGCTTAAGCCGTGGCTGAACGATGTGGCGAAGGATGGCTTCGAGTCAGGTACTAAGCTCTGGTGGGAAGACGTTATGTCTCGCTTACGTTTCGGTACTACTTTGGGTTCCATGGGCTTCTCAGCATCTACAGGTTTACTGCAGACACTGGGCTGGTTCAACATCGCGGGTGATGTCGGTCCTAAGTACTTCTATAAAGCGATTAGACAGATACTGGGCAGCAAAACGGACATGGTCAACGCATGGGACTTTGCGAGTTCTAACTCAAAAATTCTAAACAATCGTGTGGTTAGTATGGACCGCGAGATTAAGAACGCGATGAACCGTATCAACAGCAAAGTGAGCACGAAGTCCGGTAGCAAAGCGAAAGATATCTTCATGAGATTTGACAACAGCAACATGCTGAAAGCGGTCCAAGAAGCATCGATGAAACACATCGGATACATCCAGACTTACATGGTGGATTTACCGACTTGGTACGCTGCATACATTAAAGAGCTGGAGCTGTCAGGGGATGAAGAGAAGGCATATCGCGTGGGCGACTTGACCGTGGAAAACATCCAAGGCTCTGGTATCACCAAGGACCTACCAACTATATTGCGCACCCGGAACGAAGCTAACAAGATGTTTACTATGTTCATGACGTTCTTCAGCTCCCTGTGGAACATTGAGAGAGACCTAGTCAAAGGTGCTAAAACTGGGTTATACTCCCCGACATCTACAGCAGCTAAGTTAATGTTCTTCTTTACAATCCCAGTCGCAGTTGAGATGCTTGCGCGTGGAGAGTTCGGTGATGAAGACGATGAGCCAGAAGAGAAGTTGCAGAAGTATCTGACTAAGCTGGCACTTTACCCAGCGGCATCGGTGCCTTTCGCCAGAGACATAGTGTCAGGTACCATCGGTGAATTTGGATACACCATGACACCACTGGCAGGAGTTATCGAAAGAGGGACTAACAGTATCCCTGAGTTACTCACGCGGCCTCTGACCGATAAAGATGTAACCGCTGGGCAAATTAAAGGTGCCGTGAAGTTTGCAGGTACTGCATTAAACATACCGGGTGTGGGCCAAGCGTTTAAGTCTGGTGAGCATCTATACAACGTACTAGAGGAAGGTGAAGACTTCTCCACTAGAGAATTGTTACTCGGACCAGATAGGAAGGATAAATAAATGTCAGTCAATAATGAAATAAGTACGTCGGGTCCGTATGCGGGGAATGGGGCTACCACCGTATTCTCTATCACGTTCACCATACTACAACGCAGTCAAGTGGTTGTGTACAAGTCCAGCGTGGCAGGGGTCATCACTACACTGGTGCAGGACACTGACTACTCTGTGACTGGGTTCCCGAGCGCGGGTACTATCGTCATGACAGTAGCCCCGGTCACTGGTGAGCAGATATACTTCGTGTCCAATTACCAAGATACTCAGCTGACAGAGTTTGAGAGTCAAGGTGGATTTTTCCCTGACGTTCACGAGAACGCATTCGATAAGCTCACTTACCTGATACTACAGAGCAACCGTAACACGTTGCAGCTGCCTGTGTCGTTCACCCGTACATCGACTGAGCTGCCTGCTCCACGATTGAACTACGGTGTGAAGTGGGATGCTAATGGCAATCTAGTCGAAGAGAACCTCGCTAACAATTTGAAGACCGATGGCAGCAATGCTATGGCCGCACCACTTGATATGGGTGGCAATCCTATCCGTAACGTGGGCACGCCTGTGAATGGCACCGACGCTCTACGTGTGGCTGATTTACCTGACTTCATATTTGAGGCAGGGCGAACAGTCCTAATCTCATTGACAGAGAACGTAGTACTGACAGCAGGACAGACCGTCGTGACTCTGAGCAGCATCACCACTACTCAATCTGCCTTCTACATCTCAGGCATCAACGTGGACAATGGCAGGCTGCTTCGTACCACTGACTACACCGTGGACTCCACCACTCAGGTTACCTTAGCCGAGTCGTATCCTGCAGGCACCATAATCACTGCAGTCCAGAACGACGGTGTGGATGGTGGCGCAAGTGGTTCATTCACAACAGTAGACAGTAAAACGGTAACGGTACTTGGTGGTGTAATAACAAGTATTATTTAAATAGTAACTATAGCCACCCCTCGGTAGGTGGATAGGAAAACAAAATGAAAATATTTGAAAACGTAGCAGACTTAGAATTATCAGTTCTATCAGGTATAGGTCAGCTAGTAAAAACTAAAGGATACGACTCGGCTAATGATGGTGGTGGTGCTGAATATATTATTGTAGCCGATGGTACTGGTACGGCTGACGGTGGTAGTTATATTGACTTGGCTTTGAATCAGGCTGAGTTAAGTCTTAAAGGAGCGGAAGTAAAAGCCACTTGGTTTGGGGTTAACTCAAATAACGCTGATAACATTACCAATTTAAATGCAGTGCGTAACTTTTGCGAGGGTAAATACGGATTCATTTTGCCAGATGGCGTATTAAATATATCGCTACCTTGGCAAGTAACACAAAGAACAAAGTTTAGGGGTCAAGGTGAAAGCACAAGAATAACTAAAACTAGCACCTCAGTAGGAGTAGGTTCTAACATAGCGCCAGAAAGGCCCACGGTGACGGATTTATACACAGTTGACGCGGTTATTATTTTGGAACATGCAGATAATGCGTTTGCCTTTGAGTGTGAATGGTCAGACTTTAGAGTGTACGGTTCAGCGGGAACAGGTTCAATCGGTATCTATGCGCCAAGGATGGCTAGAAGCTCTTTAGATAATGTACTTTGTAACGATGTAGAATATGGCATTGTTTCTTTTACCTCTTTTACATGTGGATTTAATAAAGTTAACACTTTTGACCCATCAAGCATTTTAAAGCGCGGTTGGGACTTTAGAAACGATGGTTCAAACGGTGGCACAGGAACCAGTAATACTTTCACCTCTTGTTATGTTAACGGGTCGGAAGAAGAACCGTTCTATTTTTACGGTTTAAATTATTCCACGTTTAACAGTTGCGCAGCAGATAGTTATGGAGACGGTGTAAGTAATGTATATGCTTATAGAATGGTAAGTTCTCAGGGTATAACAATGAATTCGTGCGGCTCTGAGTTATCATTGGGCGGAGGTCACTTGAGAAGTGATGGTTCAACAATGACAATTAATTCACCTAAAACATACGCGTTAAATGCAATAAATGGAACGGCTAATATATTAGCTTCAACAGGGTCAAAACTGGTAATAAATGCGCCTGTTTTTGATGATTTTGCAGCGGTAGCGGGAACAACATATAACGTAAATACGTTTGGAACGTCCGTAGACGTTATAATTAATGGCGGTAGTTTTTCAGATAATGCGAGTGTATTTATTGAGGGTGATGCAATTTATAACACGGCAAAACAATCGCTAATTTCATCAAACAACGGTGACTCGTCTGTCTCTATTGACCCTGATGATAATGAAAAAACACAACGATTTGCTAGTACATTAACAGCAGATAGAACCGTGACGTTGGTTGGTGGCTGGAAAGGTGCTAAATTCAGAGTTGCAAGGTCTGCCGCTACACCGGGGGCTTTTACATTAGCGGTTGGTTCTTTAGCTACAATAAGTGCAAACTTAAGAGGGTTTGTTGATGTAGAGCATAATGGTTCATCTTGGGTGTTAACAGGCTTTAGTGAGTTTGCTTAATGTCAGAATATAAATCAAGTACAGGAGAGTAGTACCATGGACCCTAAAGTTTTACAGCAGCAAGTGCAAGAGCACCGATACGAGATTGACACGTTGAAGGAGACGGTGGGTAAAGTGCTGGCGAGTCTGGACAATAACACCACCGCGCAGACGATGATGGCTACTCAGTTTGCGGTCTACGCAGAGAAGCATGACACGTCGGCAGAGAAGCTCAGAAGCATTGAGGTTAAGTTGTCCCGTCATGGTGAGCAGATAGCTGCAATGCGCCCTGTGGTGGATGGGATTAGAGGTCTTGTGGGTAAGATTGTATTCGCGTCGTTAGCAAGTGGGGGACTTGTCGCTATTATGATAACGTTCCTCAATAAGGTGGGGTGATTTATGGGTTGGAATCCTTTGACATGGTTCGGTTCTAGTGACCAGATAGCCAAGACTGCAGATGACCTGTTTGATAAAGACAAGGGGTTACTTACCCAAGTAGGTTCGTGGGTTGGTAACATGAAATTCACCAATGAAGAACAAGCAGAGTTGAATGTCAAGATAGCAGACAAGGCTGCTGAGTTTGTTGCTAGTACTCTTAACGAGAATACTGAGCGAAGCAAGACCCGCAGGTCCATTGCGGTGCTGTGGATTAAAGCACAACTTGCGTTGGTTCTGATGACGGCAATCTGTATACCTTGGGATAAGGGTATGGCCACGGACTACTTTAACCTAGCCACATCCAGTCTCATGCTTATGGGTACCGGGTCAATCATCGTGTTTTTCTTCGGGGGGTACTACTTGAACAAAAAGGCAGGAGCTGCGACTCCCCCTAAGTAGCTAGAAGAAGTTAACCGTCAAATCGTTTGTGGTGATACCGTCTCGGTATCGCTGCAGCGCAGACTTCAATCCCTCTTGGTCATCAAACTTCCGCTCTATTGCATCAGCCACCGCTAGGTCCACTGTATCAGCACACAGTATCCTGATGATAGAAACAGGCTGTGTTTGCCCATTGCGGTTTATCCGTCCGTTCATCTGCTCGTACAGCTCAAGGCTCCAGTTCACCCCGTACCATACGACCATACTACCACTGTCCTGCAGACCATCTATGCCGTGTCCCATGCTCGCTGGGTGGCCTATCAACAGTTTAATCTTGCCACTGTTCCAGTCGTTGATGACACTCTCTGTCATGTTCGCGGGGGTCTCAGTCATATTGACCGGGCGATACTTCTTGAACTTCTTCATGATACGCTCGGCATCTGCCCGGAACGTGTAGCTGCATAGCACTGGCTGGCCTGCTGCTTCCTCGATGATGTCCTCTAATGCTTTGAGCTTCGCGTCATGCACGGCCTCCCAGTTGCCATCGAGGTCAATGTAGGGTGAACCATTAGCAAACTGCAGGCACTTGTTAGACACGCTGGACTTACTGAACACCTCTATCTCGGCCCCGGTCTCAAGTTGCGTGAACATCTGCGCCTCGACTTCTTCATAAGCTTTGCGTGCTTTCGCTGGTAGCTCTACGAGTACATTGGTGACCCTGACTTCTGGCATGTCGAGGTAGTCCTTGGCGTCCATTTTCTTGGTGATGTCGCTTATCTCTCTCTCGATATTCTCCCTGCCTGCTTTGGACGGAGTGAAGCCCCACCCATTGTAGTCAGCAGTAAAGTACTTGTCTTTGTACCGGGTGATGTACTCTCCCAAACGTTTACCCCCATCGACTGCGAGGAACTGGCCATGCAGGTCGAGGTACCCATTACTTGCCGGGGTGCCTGTGAGTCCTACTCGGTACTTGAAGTGGGGCAGCATACGACGCCAGCCCAGTACCTTCTCCGCGTACTCATTCCCGTGACGGTCTACTCGGTCACGTTTACCCCCCGCCATTCGCAAAGCAGTGGAGTTCTTCATCTTGGACACTTCGTCATAGACTAGCATCTCGAATGGCAGGGGCTTACCTTGGCTGATGTAGTAGTGTGCCAGTTCTTGTGCAAGCCAGTTCATGTTCTCATAGTTACACAAGTACACATCAGCGTCAGCGAACAGGGCACGACGACGCTTGTGTATGTCCCCTTGCATGACGCTGAAGCGAAGGTGGCGGGTATGCTCCCACTTCAAAGCCTCCCGGTGCCACACCGCTTGTATTACCCTGAGTGGTCCAAAAATTAACGTCTTACGGACCTGACCTGCACGCATCCTATCGACCATGGTGGTCAGGGTGATGGGCGTTTTGCCCAGCCCCATCTGCAACCACAACATACTGTCATCATTGTAGAGCATATGCAGGATGCACTCTCTCTGGTAGTCGTACAGCTGTTGGGGTTTCATCAGTTGTTTCACCGACTTGCCTCCAGCATAGTGATGAACGAGTCCACTTGAGCGATGCCTGCCACTGACAGTGCGTTGGCCCCGTGCTCACGTAACTTGGCAATCTCACGCTCTTGGCCTGACGACAGTTTGCCGTCGAACGCTTTAACTTCAATGAGCCAGATGATGCCTTTGTAGACCACTATCTGGTCAGGCACATACGCGTGTTGTGGTGATACCCACTTGCGTGAGATGCCCCCGATACGAGTGACTTCTTTTTTAAGGTGCGTCTCTACTTTGTTTTCACGTCTACCCATTTTAGTACACCCACATTACGATTTCTTCACCCAGCTCAGGTCTATAACCTAAGTGAACGAATGTCTTAGCTACACCGATGGCGTTGAAGCCTGCATCCAGTCCCAACTTCACTAACTCTCCGCGTTCGGTACCCCCTCTCACCGCGATGTCCAACGCCATGCATTTCTGGTGGTCAGCAGGAGTGGTTCGATGTGCTTCATTAGGGTGATGCTCGCATCGGCCTCCTGATGTGACAATGAGGCTTCTGTCGGCCCATTCACGTACTTGCTGTACTCTTTGTAGAACTCCGAATTTCACTGCTCTCTGGTCACACTTTTCGTGACCACAGGTGCATCGCAGCTTAGGGTCAGTCGTCGGGTTAAAGTTTTTTGTTATAAACATCGTTAATCCTTAGTATATCGTTTGACTATCATTCCATCAGCACCGAGCCACATGTCCCGGTTCCATTCTTGCGTTGCTATCATGCACTGCCTGAGTGTAGAGAGGGCCTGCTCTGCTGCAGCGTCATCTACTTCTACACCAATCTCATCGTGGACGTGCAGCACGACTTCGAGTGCTGCGTCATCAGCGTTGACGATACCACTCCAGAGTATATCTCCTGCCAAGCTTTGCACGATGTTCTCTGTGATGCCTCCCGCGTGAGCAGAGAGACGGTACCACTGCGCTGACTCATTCATGCCCATGAAGGTGAAGTTCTCAATCTGCTTCGTACGGTCCCATGGTGCAGGCATCATTCTGCACTCAGGTTTATAGTAGCTCAGTGCTCTGCCACTGGGTAGCCATATCCGCAGGAAGTCTGCATCTCTTTCTATCTGCATCCGGTACCCTTCACATGGGTGACCCGTCTTGCAAGTGTACTTGATTGCTTTGTAAATCCAATCCCAGAACTTCACTATCTCAGGGTACATGTCCCTGAATGTGTTGATAGCCCTGCGAGCTTCTTCCTCTGTCATGATGACGCCCATGCCTTCCGCGTAGAGTATCAATCCTTTCCAGCCGAGCATGTATCCTGCACCCAGTACTGGTGGCTTACTGAAGCCTCTCATGGCCTTTGTAACGTCATCATATGGCACACCATAGTACTTCGACGCGAACACTTTGTATGAGTCCTTGCCGCTACGGAACGTCTCATCGATGGTGTTGCAGTACGTAACCCAGCCCAGCACCACGGACTCTATTGAAGAGAGGTCACTGATGGCGAAGCTTCTTCCCGGTGGCGCTTCGATGACATGACGTATGGCACCTCCTAAAACTTCAGACACTGACTTCGGGTACAGCATACGAATGAACTGTGGGTTCTTGGTCTTGATAGAGTCTACCAGTGGCTGCATACCCGCTGGCTTTACGAAGGGCCGCTTGAGGTTCTGCAACTGTATGACTCTGCCACCCGCTCTGTCCGTTCTCGATGCCCCTTTGTATTGGAACATACCCCGCGCTCTGCCGTCGTCTCCTGTCGCGTTTGCCACTGCAGTATACTTTGATACCGCTTTGGCTTCTTTCTGTGCCCACAGGCTAACTAGGTGTGCTGCTTCTTGTGGCAGTTCTCCCCGGGTTAACAGAGACGCGAGGTAATCTTTGGTGA